CGTTCGCTGAGGAAGAGTCCGCCAAGTTTGAGGCGGATAATCGCAAAACATGGAGCGATCCCAAGAAGAAGGCCAAAGACCTATCGTCGATGCGAAGGACTGGCTTAACTGCGGGATTCTCCGAAGAGGAACTATCGCAAGTATACGATTCTCGCATGCTCAAGGTTCTCCTGAAGGCAAGCAAATACGATCGTATGGTCGCGAGCAGGCCGCAACCCGTCAAAAAGGTTGTTGCTAGGCCGATACCTCCGGGAACGGGAAGCGCCAAACAGCGCACGGTTCAAAAGGGAGTTACTTCGGCTATGAGAAGGCTAAACCAAACCGGCAGCATGGAAGATGCCGCCGTAGTGTTTGATCAAATCATAGCAAGGAGTTAGCTCACCATGGCACAACTAGCAGGTGCATTCAGCACCTACGCGGCGAAAGGCAATCGTGAAGACCTTTCGAATTCCATTTACAACATCGACCCCTTCGACACGCCAGTTATGTCACTCGCGCGCCGCAGGAATGCCAAGAACCGGACGTTTGACTGGCAGACCGAGAACCTCCCCAACGTCGATCCGAATAACGCCCAGATCGAAGGTTTCGCGCTGGTTCCGTCGAACGCAACCCCCACGGTTCGTTTGACCAACGTCACGCAGATCTCGAAGCGCGACGCGACCGTCACGAACTCGCAGGAGGCGGCAGACGCCGCTGGTAAAGGCTCCGAAATGGGCCACCAGATGGCAATGGCATCCAAGGTCCTCAAGTCGGACATGGAAACCATCATGTGCTCGCGGCAGCAGCAAGATCCCGGTGCCGATCCGAACACGCCGCGCAAGACCGAGGCGATCGCGCACTGGATCGCACGCGCAAAGAGCCGGGACGGACTTACTACTCAGGTTGGTGGAACCAGCGGTGCTGTCATTGGCTTCACCGCATCTGGCCTTCCGCTGCTGGCAACCGACGTGTTTGCAGCAGTCGCTGCCGGTTCGCAGATTGCCCTCACCGAGACGATGGTCAACGATGCGATGCAGAAGGCATACTCAAACGGTGCGCACCCGGACAAGCTCATCCTTCCCCCGGCAATCCGTCGTACCGTTTCGACCTTCCAAGGCCGCAGCAAGTCGATGGTGACGGTTGGCGCATCCACTGTCCAATCGACGGTTGACGTCATTGCAACCGACTTCGGTCGCGTTATGGTGATGCCGTCGCTTTGGATGCCGTCAGATGCTGGACTCCTCCTCGATGCTGACTTCCTCGCTGTTGCGTTCTTCCGGAACTTCAACCACACCTTGCTTGGTATTCAGGGTGATGGCAAGACCCGGATGATCGTTGTGGAGTGGGGCGTTGAAATGCGCAACCCGACTGCGCATATCCTGTTCAACGGCATCAAGCAGGGCACGGTCCTCTAGTCCTCCCGAGACTTGCCTCCCCTACCAAGGGGAGGTCTTCTGCTACATGGAGGAAGCTATGCCAAGTAAGTCTGCAAAACAGGCTCGCCTTATGGCGGCGGCTGCGCATTCACCCGCGTTTGCGAAGAAGGCGGGAGTGCCGGTCAAAGTCGCCAAGGAATTTAACAAGGCCGATAAAGGCAAGGGTATCATCAAACCCAAGAAAAAATAATGGCCTCATGGTGGGATCAACTAAAGAACTCCTTTGATTGGAGCGGTGTTGGTCAAGCCACCCCCGAATACATCGGGCGCGAGAATATCCGCGACCCCCTTATTGGTGCCGGTATCTCGATGGCCACGCTTCCCGAGCGGGCATTGGGTGCGTCGGCGAATGCGTTGTCAACCGGCGTCTATAACCCAGCCCCGGCGGTGGAAACAGCCCTTAATACAATGGGCGTGGGCGGTGTTGCTGGCGTCCCGATGGCCCCCGGCGAAACTGCTTTTGGCGCGGGCATTATCCGACCTAAACAACCACCACTAATTGGGGGATACCATGGAACTGGCAGTCCAACCGATTTTTCGTCGTTCCAGCTTCCCCCGCCTACTCACGATTTGGGGATCCATACTACAATTGATCCAAATGTGGCCGCGCAATATGCCCGGAATAAGCCCAGCTTTGGCTTGAGTCTCAGCCATCTTCAACCGGAAGATCTGAGCATGCAAGCTCATGCTAGAACCGTGCCGGTGTTGGTGGATACTCAGAATACACTAAAAGTACCTTTTGACGCGGGTAAGTGGAATCAAGCGGATAACGTAATTCAACCACTCGAAGAGGCCGTGGCTAAAGGAGGACGGTACCAACTTCCTAGGGGCATCTTAGAGGATATGCGTAACATAGCTGGGTCTGATAAGACATGGCAAGATCAATTTGCGCCGATGCTTAAGGATAAAGGGTATGATTCTTTATTCTACCCTCATGTTACTGATTATGGCACTAGTCGAACAGGCAAATACAACACGTTCATGACTTTCGATCCTAAGCAGACTATCCCGAGATTTTCGCCGGAAGGAATGCAAGCGGCAGCTGAGCGCGGCGTTCAAAATCCGATGCCCAAGGATTTGGCGTACGACGAAGGAGGACCAAAGAATTGGTCGCTTCCACGTGGCATTCTAAAAAAGATAACTGACCCCGAACCTGCTGGCCCTGTTTGGGATAGGGTAGCAGAAAGACAACAACAATGGCAAACAGAATACGATAAACAATTTGCTAGCCCCATGCAAGACTTCACTGATTTGAAGAAAAAATTTGAGAACAAAGAGATTAGCGGCGAGCAGTTTTGGAAAGAATATGACAAAATATTTAATAATCCTCCGTCGCCACCTCCCCCATCAGCGTTGCAGCCTATTCCCAAAGGAATGTTAGCTCAATTAGATGCGGATCTTGCGGCGGGTAAAATTTCTAAAGAGGAATTTGATAGGGGGTTTAAGTTTGTTTCGGCAAATACGCCGGAATCTGGAATGGTCCCTGAAAATTACAAGAAAATAGCGGCTAAATCTGTAAAGAAGTACATTAAATAATATTCCAATTACTTGACACGGAACCACAGGTGTGCTACTATGGAAAAGAAATACAGGTATACGAATCCGGCGGGAGACGCTAAGCGGACCATGATTTGGGAGGACGACGCGCCGGAAACGGTGCACGTCTACACCGAACAGGACATGACCGCCGTAATCGAGGAGAACAAGATAGAGAGAGACTTGCACCCTAGACGCTCGACAAATAAAGTAGTCGCGCGAGGGGTGCCTATCACGGTAGCCGAACAAGCACTCCGCGAGCAGTGGGACCAACGAGACTGGAACCGTTGGTTAAATGATCCGGACAATGCAGTATTCCGCGTTTGGCGAGGCCGTTTATAATGCCAACATTCCTCACAGATAAATGCACTGAGATTCGCAACTGGCTTGCGATTGGGTCGGACGTTTACCCAGACACCGTAGTCACGAGCTGGATTCGCATGGCCGAAGAGTACCTATCAACCGGCCTTCGTGTCAAGCACATGGTTCAGATCGACACTTCGGTGATCATCAATGACCGGGTTCCACTTCCATTGGACTGGCAAGAAATCCGCTTGGTGCGCACCTTGCCGGATGGTGGCGTCTTACGTTACCAGACGCCGGATACATTCTACAATCCGGAATTTTCCAATCCCCCTACCGCCCCTTTTTATACTCGTACTCGGCGTTATTGCATTCTGGGCAATTATCTTGTCGTGGGCGGTGATGTTAGCGACGGGGACACAGTGGAACTAACATATTACCAGAATATTCCGCCATTGACTGACGCCGCTAACAACTGGATCAATTATTACAGCCCCACTGTCTACACCACCAAGATTCTGCATATCGCTTCGATGTATGCTATCGAAGATCAGCGCAGTCAAGTGTGGGACCAGGAAGCGGTGCGGCTGGTCAATGCAATGAACGCTCAGCACAAGATTGACATGGCGAGCGGTTCTGTGCTGGTGCAAGTCAGGAAGAAGAGCTTTGGGTAGGAAGTATGGCAAGCTCGCTTATGGCAGGTGGTCTTATGACTTATGGCCCAATTGGTATCCCGTTCCGGGGCCTGGACCTTTACCACCGGATATATGGGTTCCCTCGACGGATACCTTAC